GCGCCTTCACTGCCTGGAGTGACGAGGCAGATTTTACAGGCATCATGCACGGGAGTACGCACGCCGATGCTCGTGTAGCTATCGGCATCTTGGTCCCACGTCGCACCTTTGATGTATCGGCGGAGGTAGGCTGTACCGCTGGCCGATCCGAGCGAGCTGAGATTGCCGAGGCTGTTGAGGTTGCCGAACATGTTAGTATTCGATCAAAGTTATATCCGCCGTGCCGCCCTTACCGATCAGCGAGAGTCCCGTGGCGTCGCTTGAGAGTCCGTAGTGGCGAGTTGATCCGGCGGAGACGTAGCCGTCGAAGTTGGCGTCAGTGCAGGCGTCGGTATCTTCTGCTGTGGTGGCACGCACATACACGCCATAGTCCTCAGCTGTCACCTCGATTACGGTCGTGCCAGCGGCCAGCGAAATAGCGGTAGCTGTGTCGGATGCAACGTCCTCGGTATGCCGCGCGACAACGTCACCAAGTGTAACGATTTGCGCGGGGTGCATAACCTCCATCTGGGGAGTCCCAGGGAGCTGAGCGTAGAGAAATGCGGGAAGCTTGAACATTACTTTGCCCTCCGAGTGCGTTTAGCAGGTTTGTCCTCTACGGGAGTGTCTGCGGATTCATCGGCAGGGGCTTCCTCAACCACCGGCAAAAGCTCACCTGTGTTGATAGCGGAAGCGTACTTATCGTCAATCTCGGCGATTTCGCCAGGCACGCACATTACGTCACCGACCCAATGCAAACGTGCGGACATATTCTTGACTTTCATGGTATTCGGATTTAGGTTCAAGTGAAATGTAGTAACAAAAAAGCCCCCTACAAAGCGAGGAGGCCTTTTTGTTATCCAACACACATCTTACAGTCCGTCGCAATAAGCAAACGCCAACGGATACTCGATAATGACACCGCCGAAGCGCGACTCAACAGGGACCTCAAATTCGAGACCCTTCTGCTGGGGAGCGTACTGCTTGATCATCATCGGAATCTCAAGCTGCCAGTTGTCCATGCTGTTTTCCATCGCGTACATGCGGTCAGCGGACGAAGCACCGGCACCGTCAAGCTCGATCACGGGATAGAACTCAACGCCAGGGTTGGCTTCTTTGAGGAACTGAAGGATCGTCTTGTCCGAGGCGACGCTGTTCTGGGTGGTTGCGATGAGCGAGTACTGCTCAATCGGCATCCAGACCTCGTTTGCGCGGTGGACGCCCTTCGACTGCGAGACGACCTTGTTGATAACCGAGTTGACATCACGGACGATCTTCGCGGCGGTCTTCGTGGCGAAGGTCTTGCTCGATCCGTCACCATCAGCGGCCAGAGTCACTTCGGGTACATTGGAGTTACTGATGAGGCCAGAGAGGCCATGCTCGGAGTCACCGGCGAAGGCGAGCGAGTTGATCTTTTCCTCATGTGCGCGGGTTGCGGCGACGGCCTTACGGGTCGGGAGGTTGGTTCCGCTGAAGATAGCGGCACGGATCTCCTGTGCGCTGTAGCCGTACGCGTTACCGATCGAACGGATCTGAGCGGTGAACTCCTTGCCCTTGACGTCTGCTCGCGGCAAGTCGTTGGAGTAGTTGGCGATCACCTTAGCCATGCCGACGGTGTCGTACTGGCGGTAGGTGATAGTGCTTGCCCCCTCAGGAGTCTCGGTCGAGACGGGGATGAGCTTGAGCGCGTTGAGCTGAGGCCTCTTGATATCGTAGGTCTTGCCCTTGATGTACTCAAGCTGCCGAGCGAAAAAGATACTCTCGTTGGTATCCAGCCTGCCAGAACCCTCGATTGCGCGGAGGTCGGCGGCGTCGTAGTGCATTTTGTCCATGATTACTTGATCTCCACGATGGCCAGTCCAGCGGCGCTGGTGGCGGTGATGAAAGTTACGGTCACTTTTGAGAAGGCCTCGATACCGGTGGCAACGGACGCGTCAGTGAGCGTGCCGTCAGCGACAGTGAGGTTGGCGGCTGCGCCTGCAACAACTGCGTCAGAGGTCATAACCCACATGCGGCCTTGGGTCATCACGCCGACGGTCTCAGTTGCGTCGTACTCGACAGCACCGGCAGAGGTCTGTTCGATGGTCGGGTCGACGACTGCAAAGCCGATTGCGGTCGCGCCTGCGGTTGCCTTAAGGACTTCTTTTGCAGGATCGGTGCCGAGCTTGACAGGGTAGCCGACGGGGATTGCCGCTTCAGCCGCATACGAGCGGACGTTGCGAGGGCCAACCCCATCAATCATACCCTTGACAGCGGCGGCGCCAGTCTGGGAATAGCTTGTCTGTGACATTATACGGTCTCCTTTTTGCCGAGGTTTTTGAGGTAAATTTCGCGTGCGGACTCTTTCTTTTCTGCTCCGTCGTGCTTGCCGGTCTCTTTGCGCTGGGCTGACATCTTGTCGTCGGCATCCTTGACAAGCTCAACTGCGAGGTCGAAGGCCGCGTCGATGTACTCGTCACTCTTGCCTTCCAGCTCGGCATCCTTGCGGCTTGCCTTAATGCAGGCTTCCTTGATTGCACGCGTTTCGAGTCCGTCGCATTTGACTGCGAACTTTTCAGCTTTGACCTCAAGCGCGGCACGCTCGGCGATCTCGGCTTTAGCCTCGGCGATTGCGTCGGCTTTGATCTGCTCGATCTTCGCGACCTCGGCTTTCAGCGTGTCGACCTCAGCGGTCAGCGCGTCGATCTTGCCCTGAGCGTCGGCCTTCTCGCTCTGTGCGGTCTCGACATCTCCACGGAGCGCCTCGAAGGCCACAACGACCTCAGCGGCGGCTTCGTACTCGATGCCGTTATCCAGTTTCAGTTTGTTCATGATCTTCATGTTTGATTTGTCGTTGTTATCCCCTTTGAAAATTTCGTTGCCGTCCATGTTGAGCCGCGCCACACCCGCACGCCCGCTCTTCACAAGTGCTAAATGGTTGATACGGATGTTGCGCTGGACGGCGTCATACGGACATCCCTCCCACACGCCAGGCGTCTCTTCGAGGTCTACGACGTATCCGAGCGAGAGTTCACGCTTGCCGCCTTTTTCGATCTTGTCGATTGCGTCGCCGTCATAGATAGTGATCGGAGCAGTTACGACACCGTCGCCCTGCATACCTGGCCCGGTCATTGTACCGATCATCAGCGTTTTTGCGTTGGACGCAGTTACTGGATCCGCAGGGTGGTCATCAGTAATAGGCTTTCCGGCAAACGACGCGAGACTGTCATCGGCGTACACGTCATCCGGCATCCGCAGCTCACGCCTCACGGTTCCGTCATGCGCAGTATACTCTTGTATCCCGATGCGCCCGACAACGGGAGTATCGACGAGGTAGCCTTCGTCGGTCTTCCTTGCCTTTATCGGCGCTCTATCATATCGTATAGCCATAGTCGGTTCTTTTGCAAACGCTACGAAAAAAAAATGCTAAAAGCAAATACGTCACTCATCGTCAGGCCAAATAGCCTCGGCCCTGCACCTGCACCGCACTGCCATGCCTGGGTGCCCGCCATCCGGTGGATCACTCCACTTGAACCGCTCGCCCTCGCGCTCAGTGTGTTCCGGCCGCACTCGCGAGTCATTCATCGTCCGCCATATGTACTCGTCAACGCCTACACTTTCCATGCGGTGGCGCGTAAGCTCGGAGTTTGCTTTGAGTATCTGGTCTTGCGCTATCAGTTTCGCCCGCGACTCAGTGACGCCGTACCGATCAATGAGCTGATCCTGCATCTGCTTCACGCTCAAACCATTCGCAACACCACGGTCAATTATGCCGGTCAGTTCGGGATGCAACTTGGCCGGCAGAGTCTTTATGAGGTCGATGTTCCTCGAAACCCACGCATTCCGTAACGGCTCAAGGTACGGTTCTGCGCGGTACACGTCGATTCCAAGAGCCCTCTGTATCGCCGGCAACCCCGACGCTCCGGTTGTCGCTGGGAGATCGAGTCCTGTACCGCCTTTGACGACGAGCCGAAACTGCCGGTCGTTGAACTTCGACGTCGCGGTGAACATCGTCGGCAGGCGATCAAACACGGATTCCATGCGTCCGTCAGCCATAACCTCAAGCTCGGCAATCAAGTATGCGAGGTCCTCTATCCATCCGTCACCGCGCAGCTCTGCCTCACGCTCACGCTTGATGGCGCCAACCTGCGGGACTAAAACCTTGCGAGCGTCAGCCTGCATGCCCCTCACGAGCCCAGTGAGTAGGCGCAGGTACTCGCGCTGCTGGCTTACTGGCTCGTCAATCGTCGTTTTCTTCGCCATAACTCAATGCGATATCATCAATCTCATACTCCCCATCAGCAGCCAGTCCCGCACGGATTTCGGACGGGTCAAGCGCACCGATGTCGTGATACACCTTTGCCGTCTCGGCGCGGGTTTTTGCCGTCTCGGCCTTCTCTTTGTCCGACGGCACCCATAACGGGTTGAACTTGATGAGGTAGTCTTGCGCTTTATTTCCGAGCGCCTGCATAACCAGCCATACGATACGGTCGATTATCGGCAGGAGTGTGGTTGCTTGGCGTTGCGCGATACCAGCGTACCACCGTTCAAGCTCGGACTGACCAGTCGAATTCATCCCGCCCTGCTGCCGCTCAAAAAGTATGGCCTCAGGAATGCGGGCGACAGAAGCGAGAGATAAACCCATCCGATCCATTAGGTCAGCCACACCAGATAGCGACGTGCTTTTAAGATCGTACCCCTCCTCCCCATCAATTACGACCGTGTTGTTCACGGATCGTGCCATATCGACGAGGTTGACGCGTCGCATGACCATGTCTTCCCCACCTGCCGATTTGAGTGTGTTCGAGAGGCCTGGGATCTTGTGGATGCCCTGTTGCGACCGCTCAAGCAGAGCGTTACCCCACACGTTGGACATACCATGCCGCACAAGCTCGGTATAGACCCGATCGATCACACTGCCGCCCCAGC